ATTTATGCCAATGAAGCTCTCACAGAAGTTTTGAATGAAATTCCTTGGGGTACAATGGACCCAGGAGAAACCAGAAGCGTCAATGCTTGGGTGAAAAATACTGGTAACGATGCGCAGAAACTTGTTATGTGGACTGAAAACTGGAACCCAACAAACGCACAGGACTCGATCACTTTAGCATGGAACTACGATGATTCGTGGATACCCGCAGATGGTTCAATCCAAGTAACATTCACGCTTTCTGTAGACCCTAACATCACGGATATAGTCAACTTCAGCTTTGACATCTGGATAAAGGGAGTAAATTAAAATGAGCGATGTTGAAGTTACTCCCCTCTATTTCGGGAATTCTAAACCAATAAAACTAATGCATCGCTTCTCGAAACTTCCGAAATGGCAGCGGGAGCTGATCCGCGAGGACATGGAAACGGCATTCGAGAACAGAATCAAAGTTATGGAGAGGATAAATAGCCGTGGCTTATAGCACTGTTGCTGCTGTGAAACAGGTATTGCAGATTGCAGTTGAGGACATCAGCTTTGACGATGAAATTGAGGCTTGTATAGCTTCGGCTGATGCGTTGGTTGACGGGTTGCTGAAAAAGGTTAACCTAACTGTTCCTGATTCTGTTCCGCAGAATATCGCTGATGCATGCGCCTATTTTGCTGCTTGGCTGTTCCGTCACCGAAGAGACCCCTCAACAGCTGAGGTGTTTTGGGTTGAGGCGCACAAGTTCCTCGATTTGTATGTTGATGCGCGCGCCGAAGAAAAAGAGGGGGATTAATTGGCATCTGTAACTGTAGATCGTGTGAGAGACCGCGTTAACTTGTCTAGTTCTGATATTTCAGACGCTAAAGTTATCGAGTTCATTTTGGATACGGAGGCTGAGGTTAAGCTTGAAACAGATCTGGAAATCGATTATACAAACTGCACTCAAGCTGAGGCTGCCTGCATAACAGATCTTGCAGCCCTCTATTGTCTTGCCTACATATCTGGCGGCTCAGCTTCTGGCACCAGTTTTACGCTTGGAGACTTGAGCGTTAAAGAGGATAAAGGCGGGGTTGAAGGTCCTTCGCCTGCTTTCCTGCAACAACGCGTTCTGAAATTGATTGAAAAGTTGCAGAGTCCTTCATTCAGGGTGGTTTCATCTTGACTGCGCTTCAAGATTATTTTGATTTTGTCATCGAGTATGCGCCTTACTTCTATTACATTCCGGGTGTTGGGGTTGATCCTGAGTGGGATCGTGGACCTGCACCTGCAGCTCACGCAATCGACTTCTTATTTGAATGCTATTCTGATTCAAGGTTCGTAGATGACAAGACGGATATCTACGACAAGATCGTTGAGTTAGCTGACTATCTTCTCTCTATCCAATGCAGCAATAACGCGAAGGAGGCTTACGGCGGATTCCAAAGCAAGGACGGAAGCGACTTCTATTACTCAATCGACGCTCATCGCGCAGTTCCCGCCCTCTTGAAGGCTTACGATCTAACTGGAACTATCGGATACTATAATGCTACTGTCTTGGCATGTGGAACCTATCTCTACAACATGCAGCATCCGCCCATACCTGCCGTGCATGACAAGTATTATGGCGGTTTTGCTCAGTGGGTGGACATCAATGATAATTTGGGTCCTGACATGTGGGTCGTGGACCTCTACGGTCTCATAGGCTTGAAGGAACTCTACACGCGAACCTCTGAAACAAAATATCAAACAATGATTGATGATCTGCTCAGTTTCTACCGACAAGGCATTAATGACTTGTGGCTTTACTACAAGCCTCCTCCTAGTGGAGATGGAGCCTGGCATCGAGCTCCTGGCACCCCACCTGAGAACCTCATCTTTGATGATGACTATAGCTACGCTCTTCATAGCCTCTATCTGTTTGAGGGTTGGAGTGAAACTGTTGAGAAGGTATTCAGGTATTGCAGCGAAATAAATCCGACCATCGATTATCCCGCTTATCAGCCTGCGGTCTGCTGGCCAGGCTACTTAGATATCGTCAACAGGAAACCGGACTGCAAATATTACGATGCGGTGACCTCTGGAATCTTAGGTCTGCAGCTACGCAAAAACCATGAGGGAATCTCGTATGAGTATGCCAAAAAGATCGTTGAGCTTCATTCAGACGCTTTCATGTATTGGGGACCAGTATTCACCGACTATTCGCCTGTGGAAAACAAGAAGTCTGTGGTGACGGTTAGTTGGCTGGGAAGATATCTTCTCCAGTATTCTCCGGTGTCAAACAAATTTACTCAGATTCTAAATGCCTATGGTGAAGCAGTCACCTTCTATTCTGTTATTCCTGGAGAAACGGAGTCCTATGCCGAAGGAATCCAAATCAAAGCCATTGTCAACCCTACACGGTCAACTGAAATTCTTCTGGAGCCCGGCTACGTCATAGACGATTACATCACGATTTATGTTTTTGCTCCTTTGAAGCATCATGACAAACTGGTTCACAAGTCAATTCCCTATGTTGTTCTTGGAGTTCAGGACTATCGTTTCCAAAATGACGTCATGTATCTGAAAGCATCGTGTAGGAGGCTGATCAGCTAATGCCGAATGTCGAGGATTCTGTTACAACGCTTGTGCGGCTTCTGGACAACAGCATGAAGCTAGTTAAAGACGATGGGTCAGTGGGCATTGTTTACGTGAGCAAAGAGTGGTTTGACAGGAACCTCATGAAAACCTATGATGCCCAAGTTACTGTGGGTCTCGGCGGAAGCATAGACAGGAAAATCGGGTTTTCAGCCAGCAAACGTTTGACCGTGGATTCTCCGCGGGTGAATGTGTGGGTTCTCGAAAAGTCGGGTGCTGTGCAGTCGGCTAGGCGGATCCGCGATAAGATGCGGCAGGAGATAAAGCGGGTTATCCGTGAGAAGAGAACTAAACCGAACATTAGTGAGTACACTTTCTGGAACCTTGGTATAGACAGCAAATCTCATAAGGCGTATGAGGCAGCTGCAGAAAGCGAGCTGGATCCTGAAGACGAGGGATGGACCCAGATTTCGGGTATTGGCTATAACAAAATTTGGTACAGCGATGACGATCGTCACTCCAAATCTGCAGAGGTGAACCTCGAGTATCCGTTGCTGCTTTTTAGGTTCAAGATAGGAGCCAAACCTGATGTCCTCACAAAGCTTGAATTGAGTTTTGAGGGTTACGGAACCGCTCCATCCGGTAATGGTGCTACAATCAAGGTTTGGAATTTCACTTCTGAAGCTTGGGAAAACGCAGAGTCTGGAACAGGGGGAGAAGATGGGACTCTTACGATCTCGTTGACGTCTGGCTTCGCGGATTTTGTTGATGCGGATGGTTATGTGTATCTGCTTGCGAGAACCACTAACGCGAGCGATGGGTCCACACCTGCCGTGATCTACTGCGATTATGTCGAGTGTACGATTACGGTTCAGGGCATAGTCTATGTGGATGTTGTTTCTCATCACGATGAGGACCGCGTTGATGTTAAGCCAGTTATTTGGAGAACCGAGTTTGTTCTGAAAACTTGGCTGTTTGAAACTGTCCTAGTTACATGAAAAAAGAGGAGGAATGAAAAAGAAATGAGTGAACCATACGGTGCGCATGAAGCAGGAATCGCATACATCAGCGAAGCCACCTACGGAGAAACGCCAGCAACACCAGCCATGATAGAAATAATAACAGCAGAGAATGTTGAGCCTGCATTAAATCCAAGTTTAATCAAAGTTCGCGGCATAGGTAGCAGAGATATTCAGTTTATCCGTAAAGGCTTGAGACTGGTTGACGTCAAACTAGGCTACGCCCTACAGAACATTGAGCTGCTCGATTTCATAGAGACTCTAGGTTCCATGAGCCTCGAAGTCTGGTATGAGAAGACAGCAGGTATAATCTCTCTGTTGCATAAGGGCTGCAGAATGGACCGTGCAGAAGTACAATGCTCAGTTGAAGATGTCATAAAAGCAGATGTGAACCTTATCGGTCAAGACCTTACTGTTGGAACCGCCAAAATCGGAAACAGCTACACGCCCTGGTCAGACAACCCAGTGGCCTTCTATGAAAGCTACGTGAAGAAGCAAGCAGCAACCCTAGAACGTGTTACAGACTGGAAATTCGTTATCGAAAACCATCTCAAACGTGTACCGGTGATCCGCACAACAAACGGAAGCCTTCTCAAATTTCTTCAAGAGAGGCACAGAACAATAACCGGTGAGGTCACATTCGAGTTTGAGACCAAAGAAGAATATGACGATGTAATTAACGATACTGCTTTTACTCTTGAGATTGGGTTAGGCAGCACTAACAAGGCTGTCTTTTCTGACTGCAAATGGGAAAATGTGAGTTCGCCCACTCGGATCGAGGATCTTGTGGCTTTGAAGGCGCCATTCACGGCAAAAAGTGTTACCACAAGCTGAGGAGGATAGGAATGAACAGAGCCAAAGTCATGGAGAGGATTAACAATAAAAAGAAAAACAGTTGAAATGGAAATTAGCGATGAGAATAAGAAAGAAGCTATCGTTAGTCGCTATACTCGTTTTGCTAGTGGCTTTCCTTTTTGGCCACGTGATTTACGGCTGGAACCTTTACCAGACGCTCACGTCGGAAGCCGATGTCTGGACAAAACTGCTGTTCCTAACAATCTTTGCCCTTTGGCTTTTCATCAGTGCAGGCCTCTTCATGGTCGCTCTGGATTTCTGGAAAGAAAGGAGGGAAAACCATGAAGACGAAAAAAGTCAAGGTAGATCAGAGGTTCGGCAAAGAATACGCTGGCAAGTACGTGTTTCAGGAGATCAGCTGGGCTAAACGCTCTCGAATAATCCAGAAGCACACAAAATATCATCCTACAACTGGACAGGTGATAAAAAGCGATTATGTGGCTATTCAGGCAGAAACGATCTGGGCTAGCTTGAAAGAGCAGCCTGAATCTAACCCGATAGCACTTGAGAAGCTGCTGAGCGAAGAAGACGGCATACCCATCGGTCTAGGTGAACTTTTCAGCAAAGTTGTCAACAGCCTCTGCAGCGTAACCGTTGAAGAGACAAAAAACTTGTCAGGGCGATGAGACGTGGCAAACCACATCCAGCCCTCATGGAGTTTCGGCTCTGTAAAGAGTTTGGTTGGACGCCGACGGCGCTTGCACGTCAGCCTGCGAAGACAGTTGAAAAATTCCTTGTAGTCCTGAACGAGATGGATCGCCAAACTGAGGAGGAGATGAGGAAAGCGAAACGGGAGACAAAGCATGTCCGTTGAGATGGAAATTCACGTGGCTAATCTTCCAGCTTTGCGTGAGAAGCTGGCTCGCTTAGACTCTACTCTGAAAGTGAAGGTTCAGGATGCTATCGAGTTTGAGGCTGAAGGCATGAAAAACATTGCTAGGGCACGCTGTCCCGTTCGAACTGGTCGTTTAAGAGACAGTATCTATGCGAGGGTGCAGGACTGGATTCTACAGTTGGGCGCGACAGTTCCCTATGCGGTCTATCAGGAGTTGGGAACTCGTTACATTAGACCTCGGGAGTTTCTGAAGAATGCTGTTTGGCTGCGTATGCAGAGCCTTATCAATCGAGTTAACCGTGCTATCGGAGAGGCAATTAGGGAGGCTTCATCGTGAGTTTTCATGATTTATCTATAACCGTTAGTGCGGAGAATCGTGCATCAGCCGAGTTTGCTAGGGTGGCTTCTAGTGCGGCGCAGATGGCTTCTGAAGTTGCTGCTCATCCCATAACGATTAATGTAGAAGATTTGGCGAGTGCTGAGCTCACTCGGGTTGCTGGTAACGTTGCTCAGGTTACAAGCGAGTTTGAAAGTTGCTCTGTTGAAGCGGCCAGCATGAGCGCTGAGGTGGTGGGTGCTACTGAAAGTGTTAGTGTAGGTTTTCAGATGGCGGGTGAAGAAGCAGAAGCATTGGCTGCTAAAGTTAGGCTTTCTGGTGACGCTGTTAAAGAGATGTCTCGGGACTTCACCAGTTTGGGGGTAGGCATCTCTGCGGTTGGTCGTCTCGGAGAAACATTTGGGGTGTTAAACAAAGAGCAGGCTGGTTGGGTGCGTACCATGGGATTGAGCTTGACTGCTGTTGGTGGGGTTGTTCGGGCGATCCAGCTTTTCAGTTCAGTCACTAGCGTAGCCACAGTTGTGCAGAATGCTTTGAACATCAGCTACGGAACGTTCTTGGCTCTAACCGGTGTAGGCATTGCCGTGATAGTTTCTGCTGCAGCTGCTATGTGGTACTTTTCGTCACAGATGAACGCTGCAACCGCCAGCGTCAGAAATTATAATGCAGCGGCTTCTGAAGCGCCCTCCTATACCCGAGGCATTCAACGGGCTGGCGAAGAGGATCTTAGGAGGAGGGGGATAGAGTGAGCGTTTCCATCCCTGTTGTAGCTGTGGTTTTTGGGTCTGTTGCGCCTCCTCAAGGTGATGTCTTGGATTTGCGGGTTCATCTAGGCTGCACAAAAGAGATCAGCAGTTTTGATTGTCTGCTCCAGAATTTCGATAAGAAGTTCAGTCCTGGCGGCACCTATCCGATTAATGTTGGTGATGACGGAAGCATAAGCGTCGGCAGAGGGGCGAACTGTCCTCTTATTCTTACGTTGAGGGTGGAGGAAATTGAGCCAGCCAGCTCGCCTACTGAGAATTACATTAGAGTTCGTGGTCGTTGTTGGGGAGAAAAGATTTTCCGTAGAGTTGTATCGAAAACTTACGAGAATCAGAAAGGCGAGGACATCGTAAAAGACCTCGTCGACTATTTTGTTGGATTAAGCCATGTTCGCGATGAGGTAGAACTGATAGAAGACACGGATACAACTTATACGCTTATGGAGTACGAAAACTCTCCAGTTTTTGATATTCTAAAATATATTGCAGAGAGCGCTGACTTGGCTGGTGTGATCGGCTACGATTTCAGGGTGGCTCCAGATGGTAAATTCGAGTTTTTCCCACGAAACAGCAAGACTAGTTCCGTAAGTCTTGATGAGAAGATTGAGTATAGCCGTTACAGCAAGGATATTCACCGTATTCGAAACAGGATACTTGTTTATGGTGCTGCTGAGAAGGCAACTCCATTAGATAAGGACGCTGACACGGAAGACTTGACAAAAACTGATGGTCCCGTTGATGCTCCGGATGGGCAGTGGACAAGCGGCACAGGATGCGGTAACGTTTACGTTGAAACCTCAGCTGACCATGTAATTGTAGGTTCTAAATCGCTTGAGCATCGAACTGAGAGTTTAGATTATTGGGGTTGCGCAGTCTTTACCTTTGCTGCTGGGAAGGAGGTTGATGCTAACAAGTATCCTAGTTTCACGTTCCAGATTAAGTTACAGAAGGACAAAAATTTTGCTGGCTCAATCAAAGTTGAGCTTGAAGATTCTGCGGGGTCAAAAGTGTGGAAAGACATCGCAGCTACTCCTGACAAATGGAGTCTACAATCTTTCGCTGCGGGAAAGAAGAATAGTGACCAGTGGACCCACAGCGTCTTTAATAGTCAGCCTTTCAATTGGGAGAGCATCAAGAAGATATTCTTTTATGCTTACTTCGGCTCAGGCTCTGGAACTGGAAGCTTTTGGATAGACAACTTTTTCTTCAATCATTGCAGATGGGAAGCAAGACGACCACTAGAGGAAGAGGAGCCGACAACTAGTCAAACAGCGTATGGTGTGCGTGAACTGGTGGAAGTGGATGAGGAACTCCACAGTGACAACGAATGTGATTTGAGAGCTAAGGCTTTGCTTGCTTACTTAGAAGACCCTGCAGAATTTGTGACATTACGAAGCACAATTATCGACTACGCTACAACGCCAATTTTAGCTGGAGACAAGATTCATGTTGTCCTTCCGAACGAAAATATAGACTCTGACTTTCGGGTAATAACCGTTGAATATCATGTAATCGCTGCAGAGCAAACTCTGGAGATCGCTTTGGAGCTGGGAAAAGAGAAGCCAATGCTTGCTGATTATCTGTATGGTCTCCGATCCACAACTATCACCGCTGAGAAGTTGATGAGAACAAAGGCTGGGCTTAGAAGCCTTGTGGGAGGTGGGGGTGGAGGCGGTGGTGGCGGAGGCATACCCGATTGGATCTCACCAACCTATATTGGTCCACGAAGCGACACCGCAGCAATAACTAACTTTAGAACAAAAAACATAGATGGCAGCGCAGTTGTTGATCATCAGTTCAGTCCAACGGATGATGAGCATGGAGTTTTTGGTTCTGAGACAAAACGTTGGAAAGAAGCGCACACTAAATATCTGTTTGTTACCAGTTACGGAAGATTGGCGCAGCTGAACATAGGCGACTACGCAAGCGACAATATAGTTATTACTCCAGCTCGGGTATTGCAGAATGTCTTTGCAGACGCAGCCATAATCACCAGTGGACAGTTTACGTTAGCTCGGATGCCAAGAGATGACGCTGGGAAATTCCTGAGGGCATACGGAGCCGGATACGATCCCATGTATGCATTTCTTGCCGTGGCTGATATACCCAACCTACCAACTTCCAAGATTACAAGCGGCAAGTTTCCTTTAGCTAGGCTTCCTGAAGGAACAGCGGGCTATGTTCTTGAGGCTCAAGGTGCAGGCTTCGATCCCATGTATGTTAACCCGAATGGTCGTTACAGTCCAGCAGGTCACGGTCATGCTGCAGGCGATGTCACTAGTGGGGTGCTTGCTGAAGCTAGAATCCCTAATGTTTTCACTGGGCAAATAACCTTCCAGGGCGGTATCGTAACTAACAGCGTTAACTGTGCGAATTGGCAGCTTGCAGACGCCATATTTGCCAATGATTTTCGCATAACTGAAGCTGAAAAGCTAGGCTACAGCAAGGGCTTGGCGTTTCTGAACGATAAGGGCAAGGTGCTGATGACTTTGGATGAGAAAGGCAACTTGAGTGTGGCAGGCAAAATCAAACAGGGTTTGGAGACGGTGAATTAATTTGCCTAGAAAAAATTTGCGAAAAATTTTGGCGAAAGTGAATCCTGGAGACTTGATTTGCGTTGAGTGGTATGACGCATCCGTGGGAAAGAGTAGTGGCAGCGGCGTGAGTATTGATGTGCCTGTGATGAGTTGGGGGGTCTTTGTTGGGTTGATCGGTGACAAAACGAAGCATATTGTCTTGGCGCAGAACAGCTTCAAGTATTCTGATGGACTGTACGATTTGGATTATACGGCTATCCCGTTAGGCTGGGCTGTCAACGTGACTGTCATAGCTAAGGAGCATATTCCTGAGTCTATTGCGGGGAAGCTTGTTAACAGTTTCTTGCTTGGCGGGCGCAGGGCATTCAGTCACCAGCGTACTTTTCAGCGGAGGGTGAGCACACATGGCAGACCTGATTAGGCGAGCCTTGACTCGGAAACGCGTTAGTCGTGGATGCGTCATTCAAGAGGAGCCTAATGAGAAGCTTGTTTGGGGCGTAAAATTTGCTATTGGCATGACTGTCTGTCTTTCTGGGTTGCAGGTTGCGCATCTTGTTGTTTTAGGGAGCTGGAGCAACGAAATCTTCTCCACAATCACCGGGTTGATTGGAACAATTTCGGGAGTGCTGATTGGAAGCCATGCCTAAATGGAAAAGATGGAAGAAAACAGACGTTCAAACGCTGCAGCAGCTAGTAAATGAAGGTGAAAGCTGGGAGGTTATCGCAGCGGAGTTAGGTCGCAGTGTTGAGGCTGTGCAACAGAAAGCAAGGCGTCTAGGTGTAGATGTTGTTGTACATACCCCCCCTACCCCCCCTGTTACAACAACAACTACTGCTAAGTTTGACTCAAAAGAGCTAATACCTGTTCAGAAAGCACTAGAGATTTTGGCTGCCGCATTGAAGGCTGCCGGTGAACCGGGATTAGACAGCATTGAGATTCAGCGTTTGAATGTTGTCGCCACGTTGGCTAGGACGTACGAGAATCTGTTTGCAAGGTTCATGCAGTACAGGGAAATTGAGAAGCAGGTTGTGGAATTGGAGGCGAATTATGCACGGCTCGCCAAAGAAAAAAGCTAAAACTATGCTTCCGCACGAGTTTCTGCCTCAATGGCTCAAGACTTTAGAGCACAAAAGGAAGGTTGACATCAGAAAAGCTAAGGAAACAGAAGAGCTCGCCAAGGATTATAGTAAATTTTGTCGGCGACAACTAGGTTTTGAACCCTTCAGTTACCAAAATGAGCTTATCAAACTGTATGAAGAGAACCAGTTTGTTGCTGCCCGTTGGTGCCGACAATCGGGCAAAAGCTGGATCGCCTCCGGGCTGCTGCTAGATGATGCTGTAAACAACAAGGATTGGTATCTTGCAGTTGTAGGTCCAAGCTGGAGACAAACAAAACTGAATATTCGGCGGATTAGCATGTTTGAGCGGAAGCTGCCTAAAGATTTGTATCTGAAGCCTCAAAAGACGAAGCTAGAGTTTTCCAACGGCAGCATAATTGAGGCTTTCCCGAACAACGCTGAGACTATCCGCGGCTACACATTGAATCGGGTTTGGTGGGATGAAGTTAACTTTACGGCGAATGATGTGGATTTGATGGATGCGATATTGTTTGCCCTTGGTACGACGAACGGCAAGTTGCTCGCAACGAGTACACCCTTCAACACTGATAGCCTGTTTTGGAAGATGTGCAATCACAAGGACTATTCTGATTTTGCTCGGCATCATGTTTCCTTCGAGCGTGTTATGGCTCCTAATGGTCCATGGAGTCCCACGTTTTTGCAGAGGATCAGACGGCAGTTTGGGGAGGATCCTATGCGGTGGCGCCGTGAGATGGAGGCAGAGTGGGCTGAGGATGAGGACACGTGGCTGCCGCAGAGTTTGATCGCGCAGTGCATCGGGACAGAGAAGAATTGTGGGGAGGATCTGCAGCCGTGGAATCCGGACAAGGGTTACAGGGGAGACCTCTTCGCTGGGCTAGACTTAGCTCAGACCCGGGACTACTGTGTATTTGCAGTGTTAGATCGTGTGAATGATCAGCTGTTGCTTCGACATCTCAAAATCTTTCAGCAGCCAACTAAGTATGCAACTGTGATTGGGTACATTAAGACATTGCAGGATAGGTGGGAGGGCTTCCAGAAGCTTAGGGTTGATTTCACACGGGAGGGTCCAAGCATTATCAGCGATATGGATGAGGCGGGGATCAGTAATGCGGAGGGTGTTCATTTTAGTGTTGCCCGGAAGAGTGAGATGGCTAGCCTCTTGAAGCAGCGTATGATGAGTCAACGGCTGTTTTACCCGTTTTTGACGTGGGAGAAGCCGTACCGTGGAGATATCTGCAGCGAACTCAACGTGGAGCGGTTTGAGTTGCGCAGGGACGGCGCCATATCTTTGTCTCATCCGAATGGGACTCATGATGATGTTTGGTGGGCGACAGCTCTTGCAGTTTACGCGACTGTGGAGATGAAGCAGTTTGAGTTGGAGGCATTCAAGTTTGGTTAG